CTTGACATAATAAGCGCTTAATGTTAGAATTACATCATGTTCGGAGAAAACTATGACGGTTAAACTTGTCTCGGTCACCCCTGATGCTGAGAAGACCATGGCTTATGTTGCTAGGGTGTCCAATCCTAACAACCAACCAAACCCTAACTATGCGGGTCTGCTTCGTTACTGCATCAAACATCAACACTGGTCTGTGTTTGAACAAGCATTCATGACTCTGGAGATTGAGACTACCCGTGGTATCGCAGCTCAAATCCTACGTCACCGTAGCTTCACATATCAGGAATTTTCACAACGGTATGCAGATGTAAGTCTGTTGACCGACAACATTCCGATTCCTGAACTGCGCCGTCAAGATACTAAGAATCGTCAGAACTCAACTGATGACCTTCCTCCTGGTGTTGTTGAACAGTATCAGAAAAAGATCCAGAAACACTTTGATGATGCTTCTGCACTCTATCAAAACCTTCTGGATGTGGGAGTCGCAAAAGAGTGTGCTCGCTTTGTCCTGCCTCTCGCTTGTCCGACTCGTATCTACATGACCGGCAGTGTTCG